ATAGCAGACTTTTCTGGAAGAGGAAAAGCTTGGGCAAAAGTTAATGTTGATAATCAAAATCCTGTGTGGAATGAAATTAAAGAATGTTTAACGACAGAAATGAATTCAGTGGAAAACAATTCTGAAATGTATATGCGCGCCTCCAATATGCTTGATCTTTTTGAAAGTGCAGGTATTGCTTGGATGAGATTTGCTGGAATTAACAACAAGTCCGGACACATAAGATTTCAAATTAGAATATGGGGATCTAAGCTTGATGATCATATTAAAGTTTATATTAATAAAGATTATTACACAAAAGGATTTATTGAAAATTTAGAAGGTGTTCCTCATAATCTTAATTTAGAATGTGGAAATTTTGTTGAAGTAGAGTTTAAAAAGAAGGTAATAACAGACATAGATATTAATTCCGAAGAACTAAATTCTTTTGGAATTCAAACAGTCGAAGATCTTATAGGAGAAAAATTAGACAATGACAAAATGTAAACGATGTACTAGCTGTACTGCCGGAATTATGTGCCAATGTGGAAATTCAAAAAAAGAAAAAAAAGAAAACGTAGATCATCCTGATCATTATTTAAAGTCTTCCGGTCACGAAGTTATTGAAGTTATTGATGCATGGAAATTAAACTTTAATCTAGGGAATGCTATTAAATATATTGCGCGTGCTGGGAAAAAAGATCCTAATAAAACTAAAGAAGATCTTAATAAAGCTATCTGGTATATCCAAAATCAAATTAATAAATTGTAATTTATTTTTTCTTTTTGTTCTATATATAATGCAAAAAGGAGCATATATGATCATTATAAAAAAAATTAAATGGATTTTTGAAGGAACAGACTTTGAGGACTGTGACTATGAAGAATCAAGAAAGATTGCTGTATTACCTAAAAGTTTAAAAATAAACGAAGAGGACTTGGATAGTGATGCTGAAGATGAAGATATCTTGGTATATCTTGAAGAACATTACGGTTTTGAAGTAGAATCAATTGAAACTGAAGATTATTAGGCGTGTTAATGAATTTTTTTTTGTTTATAATAAATAAAAAGAAGGGTACATGAAAGATAAAATAAAAGAGAAATTTTTTGGTATAAAACATAAGTGGATATATTTTAATATTGATTCAAAAGAATTTCAGGATATATTAAATGTTATAACAGAATCTATTCGAAGCAAAAAAATTACTTCAAAAAATGCAATCAGTTTAACAAAATGTTTTAAGTTTCACGAAAAAGCTTTCGTTAAGTTTATTAAAACAGCTGGAAGAAAAAACTTTACATGTCTTTGTCAGATTATCGATAAAGAAAATAATAAATTAGAAATTAAATTTAAACCTGAAGAAATTCTAGAGTCTGCTTTACTTTCTGACACACCTAAATCACTTAAATTATACAAAACAAAAGAAAGTAATAAAGGTGCGTGGAAAAAACCTGACGATGGATTTTTAGATGATATTCAGTATCCTCCTATAGAAGAAGAATTAACTGAACTAGGTTATCGAATGTATAAAGACTGGACAGAAGAAGTTAGAGCTTCAGGCATGTCGAGCATTGATTATTACAGAAAAATTTTAGGTATTGACAAATATTATAAGCGAGGATAATATGGCTAATTGTGTTACTTGTAACAAAAGTTTTCCAGACAAACGTTATAAATTAGGTTATCATACATGTATTAATTGCGGTGACAAAGAAGCTTTAAAAGAAGCTTACAGAAAATCAAAATGTGTAGCACCCCTTTTTAATAAAGGAGCTTATCAATATTTAGGCTCGATAGAAGAAGCAAAGTATATTGGAAGATAATTAAAAATAAAGAGCTAAGTCATGAATAATCTTTGGAAAACAGGAAGTAAGAAAAATATTACTTTTGAGGAGATGTTAAGGATTTTTGAAGTAGTAATTAAAGACAAAGAACATAAAATAATTGTAGGCTCTGATAGTGTTAAATTAGGTTATAATTTTGTTTTCACTAAAGCAATATGTATTCTAAACTGTGAAGAATATGATAGGAGATACTTTTATTTTAGAGAAAAAATTAATAATGATTCTTATTTAGATTTGTCTAAAAGATTATTAAAGGAAACTTCTGATTCAATTGATTTAGCTATAAAAATTAAAACAATTTATGATAATGCTAATATTGAAATTCATGCAGATGTTAATACAGATAAAAAACATTTATCTTCTAGATACAATAATATGATAAGAGGATATATAACTGGCTGTGGTTTTAACGTCAAAACAAAACCTAATTCTTTTGTTGCTTCTTCTATCGCAGATCTTCATACAAGAAAGCCTTGAAATGAAAGAAAAAACAATTAGTTTTATAATCTACATAGAAAAAGATTGTTTAATTAATTGCTTTGATGTTAGTAGTCCTCTACAATCAATAAAAAATATTCCTATTGAAAATGGTTTTTATCTTGTTTTTGCTAGTAAAAGAACTTATAAAGAAAGAAATGATTACAATTTTTTTGAAATACTTTATAATAATTTTCTTTATTTGGTAAGATTTAAAGATATTAAAGATAGAATCATATAAGACATTTAAAATCAATCCTATTTAGTTTATAGGAGGTGATTATGTCTTCACTAATTATTACTGTAAATGACGAAAGTGCTGTTTTTGATATTGGTAATAAAACTAAAGTTTACATATTTGAAAATATCAAACCGTATCATGATGAAATATGTGACATTATTGAGGAAAATAAGTTAAATTATCAAGAATTAAAAACATTGGTTGAAAGCTGGGGAGGTTCGATTGAACTAGTCAGTTTATCAGCTTTAATAAAAAATTATAAAAAAAATTTGCAAGAAGGGTTACAAATTTAATTTTAGTGTTTAAATTATATACAGAAATACAAAAAAAACTAGAAAGGTTAAAAATGATTAATTCTATATTTGAAATAAGCCCAAATAAATGTTATACAAATTCTATTGAAAGTATTATTAACGATACACTAAGATTTGTAGATGCTTACAATTACAAAGATACAAACTCTTCCTTTTACAAGTTAAGAGAAGAAGAAGGAAATATTATATTTAAATGTTTAATGTCTGGAGTTGATGAAGAAGATTTAGAAATCACTATTAAAAACAAAATGCTAGAAGTTAAAACATCAGAAAACATTAAAGCTAAAGATTTTGTAATTCCTTTTCATAAGAAAATATCACTCTTTAAAGATATTAATCCAGATTTATCTTTTGCCTCCTTAGAAAAAGGCATTCTTACAATTACAATGCCGCTTAAAGAAGTTAAAGAAACTAAAAAAATTAGATTTAAATAATAACATAAATTTTTAAAAAGAATAAAAACCAGCTTCTCGCTGGTTTTTTTGTATCTAAAAAAAGTTATTCGTCAATAATTTCATAGGATGAATATAAGCTTTCATTACCATCAATTATTTCTATTGTTTGAATATTATCTTCTAAATAACCTATATATCCTAAGTTTTTTATGTAGACTTCACATTCATTTCCGTAAAGCTTAACATCATGTTTATTTAATAATATCCTTAAATCATTTAAAAAATTAACTATTTTGTTTTCTGAACTATTTACGTGATTAGAATAATCTATCTTTTTAAAGGTAGATGTCATTTTTCCCTTTCCTTATCTTTAGTGTTAAATTAAAAGTATTGGCATATCCCTGGTATAAAAAAAATTAAGAAATATACTATAGCTAAATATACCGGCGCGTTTTCATTTTTATTATTATTCATATTGGTTACCTCATTTTTATTGGGGTAATTATAACATAGAAATTTATTTTTTATAAAATCTTTACATCAATACTGTTTATTTTAAAGATAATAGAGTTATTGTATACAGTATAGTATTTTATATTATCAGTCTTTATATACATACTTTCATCGAGTATAATACAAAAGTTATTTTTATATCTTCCACTTTTAATTATACCTAATCTATTCTTAACTGTTTTACTATTCATACTTAGCGCTTCGTCAAATCTATATCATGCTCTCAATTTTTGATAAATAGAAGTGAAATAAAAAATATAAGAAATGCGTACAATGTACTCTCTAAGCCTCCAGATTGATTACAGTTAGATCTTTCTTCATAAAACATATTATTATGTTTATTTTCTTTAATATCGTTAACAGGTGAATTATAATTAACTATTTGATTATTGTTTAATATGTTTAAACTAATTTTATTACACATTTCTCCCCACAAACTTGGACAGTCATCTGTATAGTTTACAATATTGTCTCCATCAATATCATTGTCACACATATCACCTAAACTATCGCCATCTAAGTTTTGCTGTTGAGGATTAAAAATACTTAAACAATTATCACAAGCATCACCAATACCATCGCCATCTCTATCAAACTGGTCAGGGTTTGATTGACGCATACAATTATCAGATCCATCTTCAATACCATCATCATCAAAGTCATCAGCATTTTGATACGTATCACCTAAATCTGTATTTGCAATTAGAACAGAACCTTTACCTCCTCCACCACTTTGCTCAGGGGTGCCACAATCACCAAATTGATTGTCGCATTCATAATTTTGACTATATGTTATATTGTCAATAAATAAAAAAAAGAACAAACAGGCAACAAAATAGAACTTCATTTTTAACTCTTTTATAAATACATTATATAAGTATAATATAAATTTATAAACTATATTTGCTTTACTATGAAAACGTTCTGCTTCGTCAATTGCTCATGTCTTTTCGCAGATACAAAAAAACCAGCAAGAAGCTGGTTTTAAATTTATAGATTAGATAATATTAAAAGTCTAGAGGCATGCCAAAAGCTTCTAGAACTTTTAGAAAACTAGAATAAGCGTTTTCTTTTCCTTGCTCAACATCTTGTTTTATATTATATCTAATATTTCCTTCAACTTTATCCTTAATTTCATAAGGTTCCATACCTGTTTCACGACATTCATCTACCAATTTAAAGAAATTAAAATCTTCTTTATCCATATCAATGGCATCAGAAATTTCTTCAATATTTTTTTCGCATAATATTTCATCTTCTGTCAATTCTTCTTCTTCATTATGAAGATCCATATCATGCATACTCTCATTAATAACATTACGAATAATTCTGCGTAATCTACTTTCTGTTATTTTTATTTTATTGTCCTTTTTCGTATATATATCTTTAATAGTATAAATTACTTATTCTGTTACATTTCTCTTTTATCACCATGAATAACTTTAATTACAGGAAATCTTAATGAATATTCTCCGTTTTGATTTTGTGATTCTTCAAAATATTGTACTGTAATTATTTTCCCTAGAATATCTTGTGGACTTTGAAATAAATGTTTACGTTGATCTATAGAAAAACCGCTACCTACTCTAACAATATTACCTTTATGTTCTATGGCTACACCACTTAACATTTCTTCTTCAACTTCTATACCTTCTTTAATATACCTTAAAGGTCCATTAAAAACATCAATAACTTTATATTCAGCATCATGGAATGTTTTAACCTTTAAAATATCATTAGACCTTTTGCCTTGATAAGTAGTATTCTTACGAATCATTAAACCTTCCCAGCCTTTTTCAGATGCTTTTTGAGTTAATGCATCTAATTCTTCAAAAGAAGATACGGGTGTTTGTTCTAAGAAATCAATATATTCTAGTTTTTCTCCGAGCATTAAACTCTGAAGTGCAAATATTCTTTGATGTAATAGACCTGCTTCTCCATATCCTTTTGCAAACATTCTATAAGGTATGAAGTCAAACACCTGAAATAAACCATTTTGTATTGTATGATCTTTACGACCTATTTCTTTCATAATACTTTGAAAATCTTCATTGCCATCTTCATCTACAATACACATTTCGCCGTCATAAACAATATTTTTAACACCTAATTTTTCTAATTCTTGCTCTACCAGGGATAACGTATGAAACTGTTTTCCTGATCTGGCAAACGATTTTGCTTTTCCTTTGTCGTCCACAATAATAAGGCAGCGAACACCATCGAGTTTTCTTGATACATACCAAACATCTTTCTCAAAATCTACTTTCTTTTTTGTTTTTTCATCATACTTATTTGCCAATGCAACATTAAAAGTAGGTATAAGACCTGGCAATGCTTTATTGATAAGTTTAACTGATGCTCTTATTTTTAAATTTCTGTCGAGAACTAAGTATAATGTATCTTTCAATTCTGGATATTTAAAAATAAATCCGTTTGTTTCTTCTATTGCTTTATGGCCTGTAATATTACGATAATTTAAAGAATTTAACAGATCAAAAATAGATTCAAATTTAGTATGCTTATTACATAAGTCTTTTCTTTTATCAAGAACTTTTGGTGTTATGTTATACTGCATATAAGTATTATAAGTATAATA